GCGCTCCATCGCTCAATTTCGAGCGTTAGTGCAGGGCTTGCCTGTCGCTCACCGCGTGCAATCCGGGACAGGTATTGCGACGAACACCCCAGCGCGGTCGCCGCCTCGGTGAACGTCAGGCCGTTGCGGGCCAGGTAATCGCTTAACGTCATGCCCCTTATGTACCACCAAGGCACAAAACGCGGCAACCCCTTTTGTGCCAACATGGTCAAAGACGTGCCGGCAGTGAGGGCGCAACGTGCCGCTATGGCACGCAACGACGCCCCAAACCGCGTGAAGAAGCTGCGCACCGACGCTCAGTTGACGCTCGAACAGCTTGCCGAGCGCGCCGGCACTTCGCATACGCAAATTTCGCGGATCGAAACCGGCGCGCGGCCGCTCACGCCGAACATGGCCAAGCGGCTCGGTAACGCGCTCGGCGTCAATCCCGCGCTGCTCTATCAGGAGCTACCGGACGACGCCCGGCAGGCTCTGGCGCGGGAAGCTGTTGCCCTGATCGACTCTATGTCGCCTGACAACGCCGCTCGGTGGATTGAGGTCGGCCGCGCACTCGCTAAGCCGGTAGGCACGATCGGCGAGTGACGCGCGGGCACAATCAATGTGCCACTCCGGCACATTTTTCTGTTGACGGGTTTGTGCCAACTCGGTACATATATAAGTGCGTCAGGCGACACACTGACGCGCCGCCGGCGGGCACCAGCCGGAACCGGCGAACGCGCGCACGAGTAGGTCGGTCGCTCCAAGCGGCCGGCCGCGCGCCGGGAGGGGCAGATGCACATCGACACACGCGGGCCGTTTACGATTGACCGCATTCACTACTTCACCACCGAGAGCGGCAGCCAGGTCCAGGCGTTCACGCTGCTGGACGGCGACGGCAATCAAATCGGGATGCGCTTCGACACGCTGACCGAACTACGCACGGCCGCGCACGGTTTCCCGTTGGGCGAACAATGCTCCCTGAGCTTGTCGCTGGGCGAGGCGCCCATCTGGGATAACGCCACGATCCGCCGCTGGATCGCCGGCCGGCCGCTCGACGCGACCGAGCCCAAGGAAACTCCAGTCGATAGCGGCCTGCACGTCGCGGGGCTCGACGCGTGATGCCGCGCCCGTACGTCAAAGCGGTCAAAGACGAACACGTCAACGTCGTTCGCCTGCCCGCCGCCCCGGCTGTACAGGTGCATCGCAACGCCGCGCTTGAGCGTGTCCGCGAGTTCATCCGGCTCGCCCAGGACGCCGCAACCCGCGCCGACCAGCACGGCCGGCACGAGGAAGCCGCGCGGCACTGGCAGGACGCCGAGGCGCTGGCCTTGGTGTTGGCGCTGGCAGAGAGAGGTGCGTGATGACCACCAAGGCCGAGGAAAACGTGATCCAGGCCGCGCTCAATTACGACCGCGTTTGCGAAGCCGCGATGCACGGCCCGATCTCGCCCGCGATCAGGGAGCAAGCCTGGAACGAACTGACCGACGCGCTGGCTGAATTGACCGCCGAGCGCGACGGCGAACCGCACATTCGACGTGACTGGGAGGCAAGCCAATGGCCCGCAAACACGAACTCCTGACCGACCTGTACCTGCTGATCGACGAGGCCGGCGGGGCGGAACAGGAGGTCGCCTGCCGGGTGACCTACACCTTCCAGCCCGGTTGCGGCGCCTACACCCCGCGCGGCGAGTACGCGCCGACCGAGCCGCCCGAGCCCGACATGGTGGAGGACGTCACGATCGAGGTCATGGCCGGGGAGGACGAGCAGCGCCGCCCGATCTGGCAGCGCCTCGCCCCCGCCGCCCTGCACGGCCGGCTGGCCCGGCACTTCGAGGAGCACCCCGAGGGACTGATCGAACACGCGAAAGAGCGAAGGGCCGCATGACCCGCACGGACCTTGTCGGCCTCGCTGTCACGGCCGCTCTCGTCGTTTACCTCGTCTGGGCTGGCCTGTCCGCTATAGCCGCGGCTACCGCCTAACCTCCAACCGATAACAGAGAGATTAAAGACATGACGGACCTGAGGAACCGCCCGTCCATGGACGACGTCGAGCGTATGACGCCGGACCAGGTCGCCGACCTGCCGCTGGCGCAGATCGCCGCGCTTCGCTCCGACCTGTACGAGCAGAAGGGCAAGCTGGCCGGCATCGAAAAAGTTATCGACGCCGCGATGGATGACCGCTTCGGCAAGCGAGCCCGCCAGCAGAACGCCACCGGCACCGTGCGTTTGGAGGACGAAGACGGCCTGAGCGTGAAGGTCGAGATCCCTAAGCGCGTGGAATGGGATCAAGGTCAGCTCGCCGATGTGGCCTCCATCATCAAGCGCGAGTGGGGCGACGAGCCCGAACAGTACCTCCGCATCAAGTACGAGGTGCCGGAGAGCGCCTACAAGCACTGGCCGGACAGCCTGCGCGCTTTGTTTGAGCCTGCGCGCACGGTCAAGGCCGGCAAGCCGAAGTTCACGATCGAGCAGAAGGAGACGGCCTGATGGCCATCAGTCTCGACAATCTTAAGTCAGGCCCGGACAAACGTCCGCCGCGCATCCTGATGCATGGCACTTCCGGCGTCGGCAAGACCACGTTCGCTGCCGACGCGCCCAACCCGGTCTTCATTCAGACCGAAGACGGCCTCGGCCTGATGGACCGACCGACGTTCGGCCTTCTCAAGAGCTTCAACGAGGTCATGGAAGCCCTCGGCGCGCTCTACAGCGAGGAGCACAACTTCTCTTCGCTGGTGGTCGACAGCGTCGACTGGCTCGAGGCGCAAGTCCAGGCCGAAGCCTGCCGGCGCAACAACTGGTCGTCGATCGAGCAGCCCGGTTACGGCAAAGGCTACGTTGAAGCCCTGAACGTTTGGCGCGAGTACGTCGAGGGCTTGAACGCCCTGCGTGACGACAAGGGCATGGTCGTCATCCAGCTGGCGCACACGGACGTCAAGCGGTTCGAGAACCCCGAGACCGAGCCCTACGACCGCTACATCGTCAAGCTGCACAAGAACGCCGCGGCGCTCCTGATGGAGCACTCCGACATCGTGCTGTTTGCCAACTACCGCGTGTCGGTGGTTGAGACCAAGGACAAGAAGTCGACGCGCGCGAAGGGCAGCGGCGAGCGGCGCATGTACACGGCCGAGCGTCCGGCGTTCCTCGCCAAGAACCGCTACAGCCTGCCCGACGACCTGCCGCTCGATTGGAACGCGCTGGCCGATCAGCTGCCGAATATCCCCAGCGCAGACACCCCCACCCACACCACCAGCAAGGATCAGGAGGCCGCGTAACGATGGCTCAACTCGGTGGAACTTTCGACGCCAACCAGGTCGATCCGGCCGGCACTTATGAGGTGCTACCGCCCGGCGACTACAAGGTCCAGATCGTCCAGTCGGACATGATGAACACCAAGAACGGCAACGGCCAATATCTCTGGCTGGAGATGGACATCGTTGACGGCGAGTACCAGGGCCGGAAGGTCTGGGACCGGCTGAACCTCGTCAACCCGAACCAGCAGGCCCAGGAGATCGCGCAGAAGCAGCTGTCAGCGATTTGCCACGCGATCGGCGTCCTGTCGGTGCAAGACAGCGAGGAGCTGCATTTCAAGCCGCTGATCGCGCGCGTGAAGGTGCGTCAGCGTCAGGACACGGGCGAGAACACCAACGACGTCAGCGGCTACAAGCCGCTGGACGGTCAGCAGCCGGCGCCTGCCGCCGGACAGCAAAAGTCGGCGCCGGCGCAGGGCGCGCAGCAGAAGCCGACTGGCTCCGTGCCGCCTTGGAAGCAGAAGGCGTCGGCCTAAGCATGGCCCAGCTGCCAAATCCAACTGACCCCACTCTGGAGGCCGTCGACCGGGCGCTTGAGGCGCTCGGTCGGCGCCGTCCGCCCCGCTCGCACCTCGGTATGAGCGAGGCCGGCAAGGAGTGCCCGCGCGCCATTTGGTACGGCTTCCGGTGGACGACGGCCTCGGACCATGACGCGCAGACGCTCAAGCGGTTCGAGGACGGCCACCGGAGCGAGGATCTACAGGCCGAGCGTCTGCGCTTGGTCGACGGGATCATGCTGCTGACGCACGACCCGGACACCGGCCGGCAGTTCAGCTTCTCGGACCACGGCGGGCACTTCGGCGGGTCAATCGACGGCGCCGTGCTCGGGCTGATCCAGGCGCCGAAGACTTGGCATTGTTGGGAGCATAAAGCGGTCGGCGACAAGGCGCTCGACGAACTGGAGAAGATCAAGGTCACCTACGGCGAGAAGGCCGCGCTCAAGCGGTGGCGATCGGTCTACTACGCGCAGGCGGTGCTTTACATGCACTATATGGGCGTTGAGCGCCATTACCTGACAGTCTCCAGTCCGGGCGGTCGGCGCACGGTGTCGGTGCGGACCGAGGCCGACGAAACCGAAGCGCAACGGCTGATCGCTCGGGCCAAGCGCATCATCGACGCGCAGCATCCACCAGAGAAGATCAGCGAGCGCCCGGACTGGTGGCAGTGCCGCATGTGCGACCACTGGAACGTCTGCCACGGCGGGCAACTGCCGCAAGCAAACTGTCGGACGTGCCTTTTTAGTACACCAGTCGAGAGCGGGTGGCACTGCGCGCGGTGGGACAAGGCGTTGAGCGTCGAAGAACAGCGCGCGGGGTGTCCGGCGCACCTGTATATCCCTGATTTGGTGCCCGGTGAGCAGGAAGACGCTGGCGAGGATTGGGTGTCTTACCGGATGCCGGACGGCAGTACCTGGACGGATGGAGCCGCGTGATGCAACTCCGCCCCTACCAGCGCCAGGCAATCGACGCGCTCTACCACTGGTTCAACACGCGCAGCGGTAACCCGCTCTTGGTCCTACCGACCGGCACCGGCAAGAGCTTGGTTCTTGCCGCGTTCTGCCAGGAAGCGATCGAGGTCTACCCGCAGACGCGCATCGTCGTCGTGACGCACCTCCGGGAGCTGATCCAGCAGAACGTGCAGGAGATGCTGCGCTTGTGGCCGGACGCGCCGGTCGGGATCTATTCGGCCGGACTCGGCAAGCGGCAGATCGGCGCGCAGGTGCTGTTTGCCGGCATCCAGAGCATCCACAAGCGCGCCTATCAGGTGCAACAGGCCGACCTGGTGCTGGTCGACGAGGCGCATCTGATCCCGCGCAACAGCGACACCATGTACCGGCGATTCCTGGACACGCTTCAGGAAATCAACCCGGACATGAAGATCATCGGCCTGACGGCCACGCCCTACCGGCTCGACAGCGGCCGGCTGGACCGCGGGCAGGATGCCTTCTTTCAGAGCATCGCGTTCGACTACTCGATCGCCCGGGCGATCGACGAAGGCTACCTCGCGCCGGTTTCGACCAAGCGCACCGAGACGCAGCTCGACGTGTCCGAGGTCGGCAAGCGCGGCGGCGACTTTATTCCGAGCCAGCTCGAGCGCGCGGTCGATCAGGACGACACCACGTCCAAGGCTGTGCGGGAGATCATCGCTCACGGTCAGACACGCAGGTCCTGGCTAATCTTTTGCGCCGGCGTCGACCACGCGCACCACGTCCGGGACGCCGTCCGGCAAGCCGGCTATCCAGCCGAAGCCGTCACCGGCGACATGGCGAAGACCGAGCGTGACCGCGCGATCCGTGACTTCAAGGCCGGCCGGCTGCGCTGCCTGACCAACGCGAACGTGTTGACGACTGGCTTCAACGCGCCGCAGGTCGACCTGCTCGCCATGCTCCGCCCGACGCAAAGCACTGGGCTTTACGTCCAGATGGTCGGTCGTGGCACCCGGCGTGCGGACGGCAAGACGGACTGCCTCGTGCTCGACTTCGCCGGCAACATCGACCGGCACGGCCCGATCGACAACGTGAACCCGTCGTCGCCGTCGTCTGCCGACGGTGACGGCGAGGCGCCGGTCAAGACATGCGACGGCTGCCACATGATCGTGCACGCCAGCGTGCGCGAGTGCCCGCATTGCGGCCACGAGTTCCCGGAACCACAGCCGGAGCTCCAAGCGCGCGCCAGCAAGGCTGCGATCCTGTCGAGCCAGATCGAGGCCGAGTGGGTGCCGGTGATGCACGTCGCCTACCGCCGGCATCAGAAGCCCGGCAAGCCGGACTCCATGCGTGTCGAGTACGTCTGCGGGCTCGCCACGCATCGCGAGTGGGTTTGCCTCGAACATGGCGGCTACCCACGCGAAAAAGCCGTCAAGTGGTGGCGCCGGCGCCTGCCCGGCAGCCGCGTCCCGACGACAGTCGGCGAGGCTCTGAACCGGGCCAATCAGGAGCTGCCAAAGCCCGCGCAGATCGCGATCAAGCCGAGCGGCAAGCACACGGAGATCGTCGACGCCTGGTTCGAAGATGATCTGCAGCGTCTGCCGGCGTAGCGCCCGCGGGTATGCCTACGATCCGCGTCTGGCGCGGGTGCCCGGGCGCTTTGGCCGGGCGTGCAGCCTGACGTGCTTGGACATACTGGTGAGGAACAAAGGGATGGTCGATCCGACACCGAACGAACAGGACGCCCTCGAGGCCGCAAGCCAGACGGCCGGCGAGTACCTTGAGAGCCTCGGCAAGACCGACTTGGCGCAAATGGAGCGCGAAGAGTGGGAGAGCCTGATCGAGAGCGTCGTCACCGGCTACGCCGATCGGCTGCGCGAGCTCGCCAGCCAGGATGAGCAGAAGATGCGCCAGCTTAAAGATCACGAGCAGGAGAGGGTGCCGAGCTGATGGCGGACACGAAAGACGAGCGGATCGCGGAGTTGGAGGCGGAATTGCGCCAACGCGACGATGTGCCCGAGGGTCATGGCTGGCTGCCACAGAGCGAGTGGCAACGGCTGCTGGACGTGCAGAAGCGCCGCGCCGAAGCCGCAGAGCGCCGCGCGGACGCACTGGAGCGCGCGTTGCGGGAAATCAGAACGCGTCCGCCGTCTGAGGAATACGAAATTGCCCGCGCCGCCCTCGCCCATCAGGAACTCGACCAGCCCGCGCAGGATGGCGGTTGGCAACTCCTCACTGGCGAACCTGACGACCAACAGCCGTGCCTGCTCTGGCACTCTGACTGGGTGGACCTTGATTTCAACCCGACCGGCGTGCGTGAAGGTTTCTGGGGGCCGCACCCGGACGACCCCGATCAGGAGTGTTGGATCGTCGCGCGCTGGAACCCGTGTCACGACGTCTATGAGACAGAGCGGGCAGAGCCGCAGCCGACGCACCGGATGCCGATGCCGCAGCCGCCCACCGACCAGCCCGCCGACGCTGGCGGCGCGGACGCCTACGATGGTCCTGCTATTCCAGAAACAACGTGGCAGGTCGTGGACGAATTGAGCGGTGCTGCCGACGCTGGCGATCCGTCCTGCTGCGCCCGGACACGGGAGGAGTGTGCGCAGGTCGCAAACCGACGTGCGGACGAACTGCTGTCTCTGGCAAACGAGGCGCAACGTGAGGGCGCGGTTACTGCATCCTACGATTTACGCCGAGAAGCAGGGCAGGTGCGTAAAGTAGTCGCCGCCATCCGCCGCACCGGAGACACCCCATGACCGCGCGCGACACCCTGCCGGCCGATTGGGAGCAACGGTTTGATGCCTTGGCAAGACGGTGGGGTCTGCGGACGTACGCATACCGGCGCCACCGTCGTGAGGTGCAGCGTCGCTTGCACCGGGCAGCAGACCCAAGGAAACGGCGCTGGCGGGTCGAGCAATGGTGCCCGATCACGCAAGAGGATGTGCAGCCATGACCGCCCTGCCCGACCTCCTGAGCGAACCCGACGCCGCACGGCGGCTGGGGCTGTCGGTGGAGCAGCTGCGCCGGCTGCGCTATCGAGGTGCAATCGGCTACCGCCGCCTTACCGGCAAAAAGGTGGCCTACACCGAACACGACCTCGCTGAGTACGTGGAGAGCACGCGATGCGCACCGTCTACCGCGCCGGCCGATACCGGGTCCAGTTCCGAGCCGACCGAAACACCTACGTCGTCGCCTGGTGGGACGAACAGCGCCGCGGCGACCGTCGACGGACCATCGGCCAGGGCGATCTTGCGACAGCGAAAGAGCAAGCCGACGCATGGCACGGCGAAGACGTCCGGCGGGCCAACCGTGAGGCTCGCGGCGGACCGCGGGAACCGCACGAGG